ACATTTCTGCCAGCTGACGGCGTCGAGCCGACGCACCGGACTGTTTTTTCTTGGGGGCGATCCAAGGATGCCGGTGTGTACCCAATCCAGGGCTCACGGCGGTGGCCATGAGCCATTGCAATTTTGGATGCTTGGCCACGTCAAAGAAATGTTTGTTCAGTCTCTCGTTGGTGGCAATCACATAAAACTCTTGCAGCTCTCTTGAGCCTTCCACTGCCGAGCCCCAACGTATCATGAGAAAGTTACTGAACTTTTTCTTTTCTTCTGCTGTGAGATCGTCGTAGAATGATCTGACCTTGCGATCAAACATGCGCATTTCGTTGGCAATGTTCAGTTTGTCACTCATTTGGTTGCTCTATCCAGTAAGGTCGTTTCATCAAGACATTGTAACTGCGACGCGGAGCGTATGCAGATGCGTGTCCGTGATTGATCAGTTGCACCACGTCCCAACCATATCTACCATATTGGCACAACACATCTTGAAAGTCATTGTTATCGTCCATAGATAACCATCTATATTCATATCTGGTTCGTCCATCAGTTTCGGCCAGATGCCAGGCATTTTGCAGTGTATCTCCCATGGCTTGCTCAGCATCAACATCTGGCTCCGTTGAGGACTGATTTTCACTCATGTGTTTTCTTTAGATTATACAGCACAAACAATTGTTCCAACAATTGTTTCATAGCCGGATCACTTTCACACCTCAGCAGCACATCGTTGATGTGGTTCATGTAGTATCTGCGTTCTCTAGCTTCTTGAACACCGCTTTCGTATCCCACAATTTGCCTCTGTGTAGAACCAAACTCTCGAGCATATATACGACCGCCTTCGCGTTCATAGATATATGTGGCACCAGGTTTGAGTTGGCCCATTAGTGATTCCTTTTGCCGTCAAATACGCAGTTGAACAATAAATGCATTTCTCCATCGTTGATCACTCTATGAAACGCACCATCGGGAATTAGAATGATGTCGCCGGGGTTGACTACAAATTCTTCTTGGTCCACTTGCATACGACCAGTGCCTTGAACAAAAAAATAAACTTCTTCCTGCCCTGCGTGACTGTGACCTCGTGTGGCCTGACCGCGATACAGCCGGGTAGAACTTAACACAAGATTTTTTAGCGTCCGGTTGTCCTTGAGCAAATACGTTTCATTGTCTTTGACAATGTCTCCGCCAATGTCATGATTATGATATTTGAGTTGCATTACCAGGCCTTGTTGTAGTCCACAATCTCACAGTTGCGGCTGATGTCTTTGACAAAGTAAACACAGTCAGGTTCAGGATCATCATTTATCGGCACAGCCAACATCTGTCCATTTTTGAGCTTGGGTGCATACCATGACACTTCGTGATATACATCCAAGATTTCAATGTCAGGGAAGCTGGGCCTATAGCTGGTCAGTGGATTGAACTGAAACACCTTGAAACCACGATCATTTATTGACGTCAGTGGCAACACTTCCAAGTCACCAATGTCAGGTTCACCTATTAGAATCTGCCAGTCCATGGGCATCTTGATAGTGGCTGTTCCAATGCGCAGCACCAAGGCCGGGGCGTTGAAGCTTTCTAAAAAAATCAACGGTATGAAGTGATAGTCTGGATCTGCAGGATTGCTGTTGTCTAAAATAGCAAAACGCATGTCATCCACTTCTTCAGGTAAATGATTTAAGTCATAAAAAGTGTTGTCTAGGGTCAGTATTCTCATATTTTAAGTATAGATGATTTGATTGAATATGTCAAATTTTTATGCCTGTTTGCAAAAATTTTTTGACTTCAATTTCAATGTCTTCAAACAATTGAGACACAAAATTTTGCCAATTTAAAAAAGTCATTCGATTGTGTATAGCAATGCGCTCTAACTGATTTTTATGTTGTTGCCAGTCAAACAAGGTCAACTCTTTTGAAAGATTTTTCACCGCATGCATTCTTAAACTGGTATCCTGAATACTGTCATAACTCTCATCCCACAAAGTCCCATAAGTTTTAAAACCCATTTGCTGTAGGTGTTGCAAATATCCCGGACTGCTGGCAACCACAAACGGTTGCCCACTCAACAAACAACGACCAGTCTTTTCTGTCACAAACACACAGTCTGTGTGATCAACCACGGTCTCAATGACCAGAGCAAAATAAGATTGATTGTAGGTCTCTAGTGACATAGATCTAACAAGAACCCTATGAGCAAAGTTGTCGGGAAACTGTTGAAAGTATGTAGGAATGTCACCTTCCCCAATGGGCTGGTTGATTAGATCCCAGCCGCTGGAATCACACCCATGATCTTGGCCACGGTAACGAAAAATAAAATTTTGTGTTTTTAATTCAGGCAATAGGTTGTTTACAAACCAATCACGATGTATGCGTCCAGTGCCCGATATGTGTGTGAACAAACTGGATTTGGGATATTCAAAGCTGTATTGATTTTGGTGATAAAAATACGGGCTTTCTATATTAGTGTGCACTTGCACAAGATCCAACAACAAGAACGGCCAATACATCACAGTGTGACTATGATCTGTGGGCAACTTATTTTCATGCCACCTTGATCCGTCAAAAATTATGTAATGTTTGTTCCCATTGAGTTGTGTCAGCAGTGTTTTGACAGCGTCAGGATTTTCTTTTGAATGGTCAATTATGCACACTGGTGATGTGCTATCATTGATTCCTTGAGCATCATTCCAGGCAAACACAGGGATGCCAGTGTCACTGGCAGATAATAGTGGTGTATGATGTTGATGTTTCCAACTTTTACTGCAACACCAGGCCTGATAGGCTGACAGCAGAGTATGAATTCTATCATGTACACCAGGAAAAATTTTTAAATCAGTCACGTGACAAAATCACTCCGTGTGCTTGTATATCAACAATGTGCCATTACTTGACTTTCATCCATTCTAATTTTTCTTGGGTAAACGGATAATTGGCTTCTTTATAGTAGGCCTTGCGTTTGGTCAAATGTCGGCGAGCAAATTTGCAAGTACTGGTTATGTCCCAGATCTGTACATGGTCTTTGTCCTCGGCTTTGCGGATGCCTCGCCCAATGCTTTGGATAACTCGCACAAAACTTTTGCCTGGTTCAACAAGCACAAGATTGAAAATTCGGGGAATGTTGATGCCAACTGCGGCCACGCCATATGTGGCCACAATGATTTTATCTGTTGCCTCTGCCACCTCATCATATTCGTCCTGCCTGTCTTTGGCCTTGGTTGCTCCCGACACAAACACCGCACGATTGCCCAGGCGCGATACCAGCTCTGTGCCTGCTGCCACACGATCTACCAGCACCAAGGTATTGCCAGTTTGATTCACATGCTCTATGAGTTCGGCCATGGCATCCAGCCGGCCTGACTCTTCCAGCAAGTATTTGAGCTCGCTTTGATAGTTGGCATATTCAACATGATCCTGTAGCTGCACAATGTTCACATGACACTGAGCCAACACACCTTGTTGTTGCAGTTCGTTGGCACTGAGTCGGCCAATCACAGGACCCAGGCTTACCAGCAGGGCTTGGCTTTCAAACTTCTCTTTGGGTATGGTTCCGGTCAAACCCCAGCGAATTGGCACTCTTGCCATTACAGAAGTCAGCAGGGTTTTCAGTGCATCGGCCTTGGCCATGTGCACTTCGTCTACAATCACGCATACCACATCCTCAATGAAGTCTTGTATGGTGCATTCGCCCACGCCCGACTTGGTGTTTTTCAGCAGTACGTTGAGACTTTGCCATGTACAGATGGTGTGCTGATGCCCGTGTTCTTTGCGGTCGCCAAAATAAACACCCACATCCAGGCCCACATTGCGATAGTCTTTTTCTGTTTGTGTCACAAGACTCTTGTTGGGCACAATCACAATGGATCTACCATAGGGTTCCACTGCGGCACTGAGAGTGGCAGTCATAATGGTCTTGCCTGCGCCAGTGGCCACTTCTTGTATGCACTGTGGATTGGCCAAAAAGTTGTTGACAATCTCTACCTGATAGTCACGCAACATAATAGGCTCACCAGCAGCAGGATGCCCAGCGGGCCACGCACGGTTGGCCCAACGTTGCTCGGTCACAGGTTCAAACGCAAATGTCACTGAGTAATCACGTTGATCGTCTAGTTCAACGTCCCAGTTGTATTGC